TCAAGTCACCTGCGGTCACAAAATCTGTCGTGCGCTCAATGGCCCTTGCACCGATAATAACAATCTGGTCAGCACCTGTCGCAGCAACCACTAGGGTAACAGACCCTGTTCCTGTAGCCCCGTCGATAGTGACAGTGTAGTTCGTCGTGAGCGTCAGCTTGGTTGAGTTCTTATAGACAGCCAGATCAGTCTGGCTAATCACTGGGAAGGTAAACGCATAGGGGCCAACACCAGCAGATCCGGTGTACACAACCCTACGGGTTACTGCGGTAATTGAGTAGTCAGCCATAGATCACCTCGTTCGATTTGCACCTTATACACTACACGGTCTCGTTGCTCAATCTCACTGCTGCATGAAGTCAAGCGACTCTGACATTTTTGGTTTTGCCGCTTTAAGGCGATCTCTAAATTCAGGATTAGTAAGATTTAACTCATAGATGATCATGTCTCTTGCTTGCCGATACGCACCATTATATGTGTTCTTAATCATTAACTGTTGCTCTTTAACGGGCATAGATTTGTAATCTTCTGATTTTATCATTTGAGTTAATGAATTAAGCAAAGTTGTGCCTTCATTGTATCCACTGTCTCCAGGCATATTACCTGCCTCATCCATTGTGTTCGCAATCTGAATCCACTGATTGTACTGCTTGGACGTCAAAGGAACATTTGGAACAATACTTTTAGGTGGCGTATCAAGCCCAATATCAAGACGGCGCAATTCTGTATCTACAGGATTATATTTTCCGTTTATAATTTTAATCGGGCTAATTAGGTCAAGAGATGAACCCCTTCCCTGCATAACATTTTCGCCCCAGATGTTAAGTTTAGGTTCGACATCTTTTGATAGGCCAGGCACTCTTGATTTTGCCCGGTCAAGAGCCTGATAGAACCCAGAAACTATTTCATTTGCATCCGAGCTGACGGACGAAGGCACAAATGTTTCGCTACCAGTAGGGTCTACATATCTTTCAACCGTTGCAGAGAGTGAGCCAAAGCCAGGAGTTGCAGTAATAGTTGTCCCAACTACTCCTTTGGTAGCCTTTTCAAGGAAGAGTTTAATTACGTCCTTATTGTCGGTTCTTTTGTATTCCTCAAATATTTGAGAGAACTCAGCCATTCCTTCTACAAATGGCTGTGTTGACATATATTGAGCAAGTGCCAGCGCACCAACTGATGCCAACTCTTGAGCCGTATCTAGGTTTCCCTTGTCGGTAAAGTCTGTATCTTTAGCGTATTGAGCATAATCTGCTGATATGGCTAACAACGCAGACAACGGCTCAAACCTAGCATACGACACACTTTCATAAGAGCCGTCAGTATTTTTAAATACAAACGAGTAAGGTTGGATTCCAAGACGGGAATCCCTGTCTTTGTTTGCCCTCTCGCTTTCGCCCTTACCAGTAATAAAAAAGTCAGGCTTATCTGCTCCATAAGCCATATAACCAAATGTTCCCATCGCTGCCGAGCCAAGGCCAAACCGAGCCAAGGCAAGATCAGCCTCTGGCCCAGACTTTAGCATTGCAGAATACGCACTAGGATTTAATGGTGTTCTTTTTAAAACCTCAATTGAGATGTTGGTCGGGGTTCTGAAAAACGGTATGATAAATTTAACTACGGGAAGGTTCGAGAACTCTTCTAGGCTTTTTAATGTACCAGTCATTTCAGTCTGAAACGTAGAACTCTTTGCATGAGTCATTGCGTCTGCCATTAATGAATCTGGAGGGTTGTTGGCAAAACTCGCTGATACACTGGCTCCCTTTAGGCGAGCTACATCTTCAGAGTCTCCAGCCGCCTTGGATGCAAAATATGCTTTGTCACCTTCTCTGATTGTCAGTGCAGCCAATTCTTGCCGATAAGCAACGGTCTTAAAAAACTCGTCCTCTGCAATCAAGAACCTACCAGGCATCCTTTGGATTGTTCCAAGCAGATTAATACCAAGACCTAATGTTGTATCTGGCATAACTCCAAGGTTCTCAGCATCAAGAGCCTTGCGTCGAGACAATTCAACCTTTGATCCAAGACCACCTGTTATAGGCTCACCACGCACAAAACTTGCTCCAGCAATCCTGAGCGCGTCTTGAAACGATGTTACACTTGCAGTTGCATAAGCATTTGCTTCGCTAAGTGTAAGACGCTCTTTGCCTGTATACCCACCAAGCGTCCGCATATATCCGATACCAGCAGCAGCGTATCTTTCACCAACCTGCCATGTGCCAAATGCGGCATTACCAAATGTGTTAATCATATGGGTTGGTGGGCCTGACAGCAGACCGTTTATAAATCCCTCTTGAACAATATCATATGTTTTTCCTACGCCTTTTTTTAATTTATCAACCCAACCGCCATTAACAAATGCAGTTCTTTGAGCGTCCGTTTCAAAAAACCCAAAATACTCATTAAACAATTTAAGATCATCAGTTTCTTTAAACCGACGAAAAAGAAGATCTGTTTCTTCCGCTGCTCTAGTTAAAGGAACACCAGTTTTTTGAGCCAATCCTCCAACTGCACCAAGCGTACGTCCACTTTCTGAGACAACCCCCGACAATCCACCAATATATGCTCTTGTTAAAGTTAGAGCTTGTAAAACTTTTCTTGAATCTTCAGGAGATCCGCTTGTTCTAGCAGTGTCGACTAATTCTCTCATATTAATGTGCAAGTTTTTTAACCCAAGTATTCCAGCAACTACATCTTCAGCTAATGGCAAGTTTTGACCTGGCTTTCTCATTGCAAATTTTTCTACCAGATCATTCAGACCAGCATCTTGTGCGCTAGCAATCAAATCGTTTATTGTAATTGTCCCTCTACGAGCTGCGTCGATTGGACCAGGATTTGCTTCTTTAACTCTTGCAAAAAATTCTGCCCCATCTTCGCCGATAGTGTCCCCAAACCTAAGAAGATTTATTCCTGTTCCATTATAATTTGGCAAAACCCTAGTTATTGCTTCATTTTCTGCTTCAGTCGCAGTTCTAACTAGCAATCCACCTTCAACAGGCGTTATGTTTTCAATTTTTGGAACAATTTTAGAACGAGCCAATGCTTCATCTGCGTTACCAAACTTTTGTACAATCGTGTTAATTGATTTAAATACACCCTTTGCGGATGCCACTTTTTGACCTGCAACTACTGGTTCTTCTACAACATCAGAGACAACAGTAGGTGCGTCTTCTGTTACAGAAAACGAATCAATCGACGGTGGTATTTCAGATTGACCTGGGCCAATGTCCGAAAACGGGTCACCAGTTGGATTAATGTTTATGGAAGGCACTACTTGCGTAGGTTTTGCAGTCATAGCATCAAGATTGGTATCTAATGTAGTAGCCATTACTGAGCCTCGTTAATTAGTAGTTTACTAGGAGTAGTGACTTCAGAACCTAAGACTGTTCCGGCAACAGTTCCAGCGGCCTTTCTTGCTGGTTTAGATATAGGCCCAAATGCCGCACCAAGAGCAACATCAGCCGTGCTTTGAGGCAAGAATATATCCATAGCAAAGTTACTGGCCTCACCAGCCGTAGATTCCAATATCTTTTTAGAAATCTTTGGGTCTACACCAGCAGCAGCAAATCTATCCGCAAGCAAGGAGAACGTCTTGTCGTTCAATTTGTTAACCCCTGACCTGAGAAGATCAGACGTAAATTTAACACCAGTGTCTATTGGAGCGGTAGCCGCAGCTATTCCTTTTTTAATCGCTACTTCAGGAGTAGGCGTAGGTTGCTCACCAAGGGCTGCTGATTCATCAGGAACTGGTAATAGCGTGTACCTATAAAACCCAAGGTTATCTTTCTTGAGTTCATAGTCACCACCTCCAGTTGAACGCATGGTTCTGAATCTCATAAACTCCAGATCAATATCCATTATTCAATTCCCATAATGTTACCAGCCCTGAGGCTTGAAATCCCTTGAGCCAGCTTACCTAATCTTTCAAGTTCAACAGGATCAGATGTTGAATTTATTTTTGCTTTGATAGCGGCATCAAGATCATTGATTCGATACATACCATCTTTGACTGAAACGCCATTCTCGCTTGCAAACTTTCTTAATTGAACCTTTGATTCGCCTTGATAGTCAGTGTCGATAGAAGAGCCAGTCGAACCAATTTCTTTTTTTACAAATTCTACAGTATCTAAATTTGGGTTGTCTACTAAAGCAGACAACAACTTTTGTCGAATAACACCCATTTTTCTATAGGCTAAATCCTTGTTAAATCCGTTATACCCAATTTTAGGATCGTCCTTTAAATACTGCATAGCGGCCTTAACTTCATCTTTTTCGTCAGCTTTCAATCTTTTCTGAAAATCTAAAAATGTTTTGTGCGTAATTTTATCTTCGGCAAAAGATTGAGTAACTTCGTCAATCGTCAACGTGCCGTTAATTTCATCTAACGCAAGACGTTTCTTGGAATACTCATCATCTTTTTGGACAGAAGGAGGATTAAGAAGTTTTTTGACTTTGGAAGCCGCAACGGGATCTAAAGAGTTTATCTCGTTCCAAGCTGACTTAGCCCCTTCTGTGTTTCCAACATTTAATGCTGAAAAGAAGTTTTCAGTTGTCAGCTTTATCTGTGCTTTTTGTGCTGATTTGATTTCAGCGTCCTGAGTTCTTTCATAATTAGTATAAATATTAGAAAGAGTTATTGAGCCTGTAAGAATACTATATTTATCATCAGGCTTAAGAGTTTCTATAATAGATTGTATTGCAGGGTCATCCGCTTTTCCAACCCGCAACTGAGTAATTCTTGATCTAGCATTCACAGGGTCTGCCGCCCATAATGAAACGATTGATTTTGATTGCTTATCCCATTCTGCTAAAAAAGAATTTGCTGTAGTTTTTGTAAATGATGGACTACCAACCTTACTTGCAAGTAATACTATTTTTTTAAATTCCATAGCTTTTTTGTCTTTTAAAGATAGTCTAAGTGTTTCACCTGCTGGGCCGACAGCTAAACTATCTCCAGACCCAACAATGCTACCAATCGTATCTATTCTGAAAACAAGATCTTGTTCTATTTCGTCCTTTGCCGCTGCACTAATGGATGATGCCGCCTTTTTACTAGCAGCCAGATACAACTGGTTGCTTTTATAAGCCAACTCAGCTTCTAATTTTTTGCCAGCAACAGGATCGTAAGCACCTAAAGCAGACGAATACCCCTTGATAGCTGCATTAAATTTATCAAGCCCCGCCTTACCAACAGATGTTCCATCTTCAATGCTGGTTTTTATCTTCTCAAGTTCAGCGGACGCCGCATACCCAATACGGGTTGAAACAATCTCTGCACTGGCCTTTTGAGCGGATTGACCAAATACTGTAAATGTATCGCCAACTGGCTTAATTGTTTCTCCACTAGCCATCATTAATTTAAGTTGTTCAACTGTAGGTGCGTTCTCTGCACCATATCTTTCGCCCTCAACAACAGCTTGCTCCTGTGCGCTCTGCATGAAGAAGCTAGTCATCTGGTTCATGCCCTTGGACAAGGCGTCCATAGGTGCGGACACGTCTCTAAACTGCCCTTCTGGGGAAGCGACCTGCAAGCCAGATGATTTGTAGCGTGGTAACTCAGCCATGTCTCAGTCCTTTTAGATTACGCCGCCAAACCGACCTACACCGCCATAAGGTTGTGCTACTGGTGTCGTTAATGATGGAACCCCACCAACCTTCATAATGTTAGCCCCAGTGCTGAGTAGCGTTGTTCCCGCACTGATGAACCCTGCGGTTGCGTATGCACTTCCCTGCGCCCTCAGTGAGGCTGCTGTGGTCTCTCCACCAAGGAAGGCAAGTTCTGCGTTCATCTCGGTCATCTGCTTCTCTTCAATGCCCTGACCAAATGCGTAGTTGGTCAAAGCTGCTGCCGAACCGCCGAACGGATCAATGCTACCTGCACCTGCACGGGCGCGAATCGTTGCTGCCGTAGCTAGTGTCTTTTCAAGCACCTGCACACCCTGCTGACGGTATTGCAGTTCCTGTGCCTTAGCCTTCATCTGCTCTTGCTTGGCTTGGGCATTCAATGTTGCTTGCTGGGCTAGGCCACCTGCAATAGATCCGACAGCACTGACGACCGATGACAAACCAGCCAAGGCCGCAAATGTTCCAGATGCACCCACCGCACCTACTGCACCTAAGATTGGAGCTATAAAAGCCATATCACTGCCCCATGTTCACGCTGAGTCGATAATCTAAAAACAACAATGTCATCTTCAACGGTTGCGTTTGTGTCACTGTAACAGAACCCTCATAGTCATATCCGAGTAACGGTCCAACACGCTTCAGTCCGGTAAACTCTGCTACTGCTGTATCTAGCACTGCCGAATCAAAAGTCCTAAATGGAACCTCAACTGAGTTCACTGCCGCATTCTGGGTCTCATAGAACTCGGCCTCAACCTCAATAATACGCTTCTTGAACCCACGCATATTGCCAACTTGCAACCGAGGTTCAATAGGCATCGTCGCTATTGTGACCGTGTAATCCTGACCGACCTGATATGATGTAACAGAGGAGCGATCAAACGTGACTAGCCCACCGGAGGATGCAACTTCATCACCAAGCACGACGCCATCTGTAATGACTTTGACAGTCTTAGCCGCAAGATTAGTAGCCGTTACATTGGCTGCTGCTCCACCAGAAACTGCGTTGTCCAGAGTAAAATCACTGCTAAACAACTCGACATGATATTTGACGACGCTATTAATGGTGCGCTGCACAACGACATAGATTGTGTTGATGTCTACGGCTACGGCCTTGAACAGACCATCCGTATCAAATGTCGATGGAGCAATAATGTCTGCCGAGCGCAGCACAGAGTATGCGGTAAATGTGCCGTTTGTATTAACTAACATCAACAGATCAGATTCATCCGTATCAGTCGCACGACGCATAGCCATATCAATAGGCGTATTGATCAAATGCCCAGATAGTAGCGACATCTTGTTGGAGACATAACTGGCCTGAGTATCTGTGTAGATAAACTCATTTATCATCTTGCCGCCACGTTGAACGTAGATTGTGCCAGCTTCAAGTCCTACAGGACGTGTGCCTTCAAGAGAACCGTTTCTGGTTGCAATACGGACAATGAACGTACCCGGCGTGATTGGATCACCAAGTCCCTGTGGAACATAGAACTCGCCACCAGTCGTAAACAGTTGCAGATCACGGCCTGAGTAAATGTTAACGATGGCATTAAAGTTGTTAACGTCTAATGTGGCTTCAACAGCATCATCATCCAAGTTTGTCTGTTTATCAAAGTTAAAGAAATCCCCGACACGGCTGCCCCAGAGAGTAGATGGTTTATCACGGGAACCCCCGAAAAATAACCGTCCTTCATGAAAAGTCACACTTCTGGGGTAACCACGGGTAGCTGACCATACATCTTCATAGCCACTTTCAGTCTCCCAATCAGTTGTTGCTATTGCAGTCGTGCTAGAAAATGGTATTTCAACAACCGCCCTAACTACCGTCGTGCTAACAAATTCAATTACTCTAGCCCTGCCATAGGACGCCACGCTATTGATGTATTGATTGACCAAGGCCGATGTAAACACAGCAGAACTGGCTGTTAATGTAATCGTCCCTGTTGTAGCGGATGGCGTTAAAGTACCAGCAGGAGTGGCAATCGTAAGTGTAAACGCATATTTTGGAACGTAGTCAAAAGATAGGTTAGAGATTGTCCAATCTGCATCAGTTGCCCCACGAACCATCTTCTGCACTGGCATATCTTTATGCGTGAAGATAACCGTATCGGCAGACTGTGCGTAGTTAAGGTTAGCTAATCTAGCCGATGTTAGTTCAGTTGCCGCCAGATAATCGTTGCCTGATCCGTTGATATTGGTAATCAGAACGCCAGCCTTATAGATATAGACACGTTGATTAACGATAGCGAACATATACGAATCGCTAGTCGAGAACTCAAATGGAACTAGGACGACACCACTTGACGCACTTGATGGCAAAGCATGAATGAACTTCAAGCCTGGCCTACGACGCACACCGCCCTGTGGCAGAACTACAACATTCCTAGCGGTCTTTAAGCCTGAATAGTATTGTGCAAGATCAATACGACCACGCAGTAGCGGATCAATTTCGCCTACCGTAAAATTGGTCTGGATATTGATAACACGGGTCATTAGTACCTCACGGCAACAAGGCTAAAGTCTTCAATCATTTGAGGTGGATGATTCTGACCGTCAACCATAGTGGCCTGTCTGAAGTAGCCACCACGACCGTTCTCGCCAGAACCGATAGCCATGTTGGCCCAGTATTGGCTCTTCGTCATCTGGTCAGTAACAGGCTCTGCAAAGTGCCAGCACAGGTAATACTTCATCAACTGGACAAAGTATTTTGGCATCAGATCTTCACTGACATCAAACTGATAGTCGATATAAACAGACGTGTAGTTCGTCTGCACCTTGTTGTTCATTACTTCCCAGTCAGTGACCGGACGCGCACCTGGATTAGCAGAGACAAACAAAGCCCTTGGGCCTGACAACATATCGCCCGGAAGCTGATACTCATACTTCCATTCGGTGACTGGAGTTGTTGCAAGCTGGGCTAGTTGGACTTTCTTGTAACTGAACGTCCAAGGGTACATTGTAAGTACCATTGCCTTGATGTCGTCATAAAGTCTGTCAGAGATCTGAGCGGCATTAGACCCGTCAGTGAAAGACGTAATGATGTTGGTTCCGAGCATAATAAGTGCGTCGTTGACGATTGTGAGTTTGGTATCACCAGTTGCCAAGGGAGTTCTCCTTCAACGCAATATTAATGCCTTATATATTATTCGTACACAAACAAAAAGAGGGGGATTGCTCCCCCTCAATTAGCACCAGCATTTCAACGGGATTAATCCGTATCAGTTGCTGAGATGGTCGTGCCATCTGCGATGTCAACTACACCAGCCGACGTATTGCTATTTACATACGTAATAACAAGCGAAGGAGTTGTTGTATCGTAGAGGAAAAGTACGTCACCGACCTTAACGAGGCTTGTGACTTCGTTAAAATAAGCAGCAGTGTTCATCGTCGCCTGCGTGTCAGCAGACTTATATGAGAAGATGGACGGAGCGTTGCCAGACTTGTTGGCAGCAATCGTGTTCCAACCTGTTGAAGAAAAAGCCATTGTTCAATCTCCCTTATGCGGTTTCGCGGCAAGTGATTTTGACAATGCCTTCGTCATCAATCGCGATTGCACCAGCGGAGAACATACCGTTTACAAGGTATGAGGTCTTCTCTGGAACGTAGTTGATTTCGGTCTTCATATTCATGCCGATACCGAAGCCAACAGCGTCACGATGATAAGCGAAGCACACACGGTCAAGCGAGGCGTCGATTGCCAAACCACCCTCAGAACGATCACCAATCATTGTGAACTTGAAGCCCAAGAAGGTATCAATTTCACCATTCACCAAAGCCTTAACTGAGTTAAAGTCGGCAGATGTGATTGCTGTTTCACCAAGAAGCGACTCAAGGCCAGCAGCCGAAACAAGGAAGCAACGACCGTCCATAGGAACATTGTTCTTGTCCAGATACCGCTTTGCAGTGCGGAGCTTGGTAAGGTTGAGGTTGGTGTCAGTGCCACCGATGTCATTGCTGACAGTCAACGATGTGCTGGAAGCAGCAAGTGCATCCAATACCAACTGATCCATACGACGACCAATCGAACCGGAGACAACCTGAACAAGCTCACGACGCTCGTCAAAGTTAACCTTCGCCTGATGGAAGATGTCGCTGTATTCAGCAGCATTGTAGTCGCTCATCGTTGCAGTGACCTGCGAATATGAGATGTTAAGTGGTGTAACGTCCGTCTGAGGAACCCGAAGTGTGGCAGAACCTTTGCCAATCTTAGGGAACTTTACGGTTGAGCCTTCCACGTTCTGACGTTCACGGACGAGACCAGACAGGAGGCGTTGCCCCTGATATGCCTGCTTCACTTCCGCATCGAAGAGCGTGACAAAGGCTGAGGAAATGCCCTGTGCCATGTTAAATCTCCAAATTGCGTTTCATGTGATAATCGTTCGTGATTGTCCTTACGGGTCACCTAACTAAGTATCCGGTCGTGTACGAGACATGATTGTCGGACGGAGGACAATTAAATCATCCGCCCGATGTTGTCAATTATGGTGCGTAGGCTTGGTCACCGAAGGCGTTCTGGAACATCTTCTCCACCTTGCGTGTGAATGCCATGTCCTTACCGTACTTTGGATCTCCGACCATAGCATAAAGATCTTCTCTAGAGACTCCGGTTTCCGGTGTGACATCAGTCGTCGGGATCGACATCTCGCCTGATGCCTGTCTGATCTTGTTTAATGCAGATACAAACGCTGCCGAGGTAGAAGCCTTGGCGATTGCATTGGTTTCCGATTCATTCAACACAGACCGACTCAACTTGGTAAGCCACTGATTGTTTGCCTGAATAATATCATTGGCCCGATTGCCGAGCTTTTTGATCTCTTCATCACGGCTGACAGTGATGTTCTCAAAAGCCTGACCAGCCTCTTCAATGTAGATAGAAGCCAACTTGTCGAACGCATCCTGCGATATTCCAAGTTCTTTGGCTGTCGAGATGTAGCGTGACAGCATTGGATCATCATCAGGAACATTGAGGTTCTTGAATAGGCTTGCATCGTAGTTGCCGTCCTTTGGTGGCTTGTGCTTGCCCTGAGAAAACTTGGTTCTCAGTTCCTGATAGGACTTGGCAAGGGCTTCTACATCTGGCCCTTCTTCTTCTGACCAGAAATTCTCAGGCCAATAGTCTGGTCTGACGAGTGCTTCCTCTGGTTTTTCAGGTTCTTCAGCTTGCTTTGCTTCCAGTTCCTGTGCGGTGAGTTCGCGGTGAGGCACTTCAATCTCTGCCGCCACTTCCTCTTCCTTACTTACTGCTAACAGGCTCTGGTTGTCAGCAGTTTCGCTGGCCTGAGTTGTCTGTTCTTCTTCAATCATCTAGTCCTCGCTCGTTTTATACGCTCCTCAATTAACCGAACAACAGAGTTCTGGCCTTCCCTTGCATAGCCATGCGAAGCATCTTCACCCGGAGTCCAAGTTGGCTGCTC